CGGGCGATCAAGCCGCAGGGGATGTCGGTGAGGTTGCAAACTGTCGTTGCCGACTATTCGCAAAGTAAAGGGGAAAAAAGGTATGGAAATGATTGCAAAGTTCTTTAGAGGTGAGGTCAAAGATGTCAATGAAGATAAGAAGACGTTGACCGCTGTTATCAGTACGAAAGATTCTGATCGTGATGGGGACATCGTTCTGCCTTCATCATTCAAGACATCGCTCAAAGGCTATATGAAACATCCTGTCCTATTGGCGGATCATAATTACTATGATCTCAGGAAACAGATCGGGAAAGCTAAGAAGATCACGATCAATGATAAGGATGTCGTTGCAGAGTTTGAATATTTTCATGGTGAAGGTAATGATGAAGCTGATTGGGCTTGGAAGTTAGCCAAAGAGGGACTTGCGTCATTCTCGATTGGGTTCATTGGTCTTGAAGCAGAACCAATGTATTCAAAGGATGAGAATGGTGAGAAGTATTATTCAGGTCGTAAGTTCACGAAGATTGAGTTGATGGAAGTCAGTCAGGTATTGGTTCCTTCAAACAGGGGTGCTTTGCAGGCTTCTGCTGATCTTCATGAGATGGCTTGCAAATCAATCAAAGAAGGAAAGCTGAAGATGCCTGATGCCGATGCCCCCAAAGAAGAAGATCCAGATGCTATTCCGCCAGTTGTGGAAGATCCACCTGCTGAAAAGCCAGAAGATAAGCCCGCAGAATCCCCAGTAGTTCCTGAGGATGAGTCAGGTGAGCCGAAAGTGGATGAAAAGGTTGAAGCACCTGTTGTCGCAGAAGAAAAGCCCGCAGATGGCGTTTGTGAGCAATGCGGGTTCGATTATATGAAAAGGAAAGACGGATCTAAATTCTGCGGATGCAGAGAAGAAACCCATTACTCAGAGATTATCTTGGGCAAGGGTGGCGATGAGCCAGTACCTGAGCCAAACAAGGAATCAATAAATGAAGCAATCAAACAAGGTGTCGCAGAGGCACTTAAACGAGAGGAATAAAAGATTATGAATCTAGATGAAATGAAAGGCGTAGTGAAAGACGCAGTTTCGCCTTTATCAGAAAAACTTGACGCTGTAGATGCTCGCATCAAAGCGGTTGAAGATTTACCGATTGTGAAGGATACTCCTGCAATCATTGTTCGTGAAAAAGAGTATAAAGGCAAGACGATTGCAAAGCAGGGAATCTTGTTTCGTGAAAAAGGCATTAGCGAAGAAACTTGTGATAATTTCTCCAAGTTCTTGATTGATGTTGCAACAAAGACGACATTGGTTGAAGGAACAGACGCCAATGGTGGGTATTTAGTTAAAGATGAATATGCTGATGTATTGTATGAGTTAGCAAAATCATCTTCTTTCGCTTTGCAAATCTGCAAGGTGATGGAAATGGGAACGGATGTATTAAAAGTTCCTACTGAAGCAACAAAGGGTGCGGCAACTTGGATTGCAGAAAGCGGAGAAAAGACTGCTTCTGATCCTACTTTCGGTCAAGTAACATTGACTGCAAAGAAGTTGATGAATCTTGCTGTCGCTTCTGGTGAGTTGATCGCTGACTCTAGCTTTGACATTGCGTCATTGTTAGCACAGCAGTTCGCTTACACACAGGGTCAAGAAATTGACAACCAGTTGTTCAATGGTACTGGTGATCCTGTTAGTGGTGTTTTGACTGCAAAGGCAGGGTATTCAGTTATCCTTTCCGCAGGGGCTTCAATGTCAACTGTTACAGCAACGGATCTTTCGCTTGCTATTAGCAAATTGGCTGAAGGTCGTTTGGGCAATGCACGTTTCTTGTTTGGACGTTTAGCTTCTCATTATGTTCGTTCTTTGAAGGACAGCAACAACCGTCCTATCTATGCAGAGATCGGTGGAACAACTCCAAGAACAGTTTATGAATATCCAGTAAACATGACCGAGAATATCGCTAATGTTGATGGGGCTTCTAAGGCTCTTGGTGTATTTGGAAACTTCAGCAACTTGCTCTTAGGTCGTCGAGCAGGGGCAATGCGTATCGAGTTAGATCCTTATACTCTCTTTGCATATGATGAAGTGCGTTTCCGAATGATTAGTCGATGGGCATTTGGATATGGCGACGCAAATGCGTTTGTTCGTATCATGTCGGCGACTGCGTAACCGTTAAACTAGAGGTTTTTGGGGGGGTTTCCGTTAATAATCCCCCCCTTTTATTATGACGATAACTATTATCATACCGACGATAAATGCAAAGCCTGAATGGTTATCAAGAGCGTTAGGAAGTTGTTCATTCGCAGATGAGATTTTAATCACAAAAGAATTAGGGATATCCAAAGCGGTCAACAATGCTGTGGATCTAGCAAGATGCGAGTGGATCGGGGTGATGCCCGATGATGATTTTTATCTACCAGAGATTTTTAAGATCGTTGAGAAGATGGTCAGGTCTGATGCGGATATTATAAAGTTCCCATGTAGGCAGATGCTTGAAGAAACATTTCTTGATGGGATATATGATACAGAAGAAAAGACGATTTACGGAAGTTGCTTTATGAGAAGGAAAGCATTTCTGGATTTAGGTGGGTACAGGGGAGAGATATTTCAGGATCAAGAAATCTATAACAGAGCCAGAGCCGAAGGTTTCAAGGTAGAATACATTCCTATTGCGGGTGGTGTATTCAGATGGAACAAAAGATCAAAGCAACAAAGAGGGGCAAATAGATGTTGAAGTCAGCGGTCTTATTCCTTACATGGAATTGCAACATGAATTGTCCGTATTGTTGGGAGCGTCAGGCTCAGAAGAATGGCAAGTTCACTCCTGAACCTTTTATCGACACAGATAAATGGATCGAGTCAATCAATAAATTAGATATTCAGACTCTTGATATAAGTGGCGGAGAGCCTTTCTCACAGCCAAGATTTTATGATCTCATCAAAGGGATCAACGTTCCAAGGGTAGCAATCACCACAAACATATCTTATGATCTAACATCATTCGTGAGGGATGTCAGTCCTGACAGGATCATATCAATGACAGTTAGTTATCACCCAACACAGAAGATGTCTTTCGAGAGTTTTCTCGGCAAGTGTCTTTTCCTGCGGGAGAATGGATTTAATATAACAATCAATTATGTTACATACCCGGAACAAATGTACCTTATCCCAACGCTGAAGGCTCAACTTCTTGGCATGGGGTTCAAGTTTCATGTTGATCCATATGTGCCAACCGAGTTCTTCCCGTATACTTTCAGCCAAGAGGAACTGGATTTCCTTGCACCTTATGTTGCGGGGGATCGTGTGAAGCCTACAGGAGATCCAAGCAAGCCAAAGATGTGTTCTGGTGGAATGGATCATCTAAATATTCACCCAACAGGCGATGCTTTCAGATGTATTCACGATAAGGTTCTTGGATTGGATAAGGTTGGGAACATCTTTGATAAAGATTTCAAGCTAAACAAACGCAATACTCAATGCGATGATTGGGCTAATTGTTCAGGATGTGATCGGGATAAGGTGACTATGAATGGTTGAGTGTAACGTGATGGCTCAGTATATTTGCAAAAAGAATCCTCTACATACAGAGTGTTCGCCTTCAGGACAGAGGAAATTGTGTTGGCAATGTGGTGGAAAGATGATCGAGAAACGTCAAGCGAAAGTGGTGACGAAGAATGGGAAATAAGCCAAGGATCTTATGGGGTACACCAGAGCGTGATGCTGTTGGTAATGGTTTGGGATATTCATTCCATAATAGGATGATGATCAAACACACCATGCCACATATTATCAATGATTCAGAATCGAACATCGTTCTTCAGATTGTGTCAGGGGATAAGTTTGAGCCTGTGAAGGGTCGGATTAATGTCCTATTTACAATGTGGGAATTTATTGATGTACCGCCTTCATACCAAAAAGCATTGGCAAAGGCTGATTATGTGATTGTGCCTTCATCGTTCTGCAAAGAGATATTCGCTCCATATTGTAAGAACACTCCGATCGTATGTTGGGAAGGGGTTGATCCTAATCAGTATAAATTCGTTAAGAGAGAAAGAGGATCGAAATTTAGATTCTTATGGGTTGGTGCTCCAAACCCCCGCAAGGGATATCAGAGCATCCTGAATGTGATCCAGATTGCAGACAAATATCCAAACATCGAGTTCTATCTAAAGACAACGACAAAGAAGATTTCTTTGGTTGATACTATCAAGCAGACGATTAAGCATTGGGGTCAGATCAAAGATGTGAAAGGCGGGATGGAAGGTCTTGTACGGATCATAAAAAGAATCCCATCACCATTCAATGCTGAGAAAATCTTCACCTATGGGGTGCATAAGAATATTTTTGTGGATACTCGCAAACTGCCACTTCAGGATCTCATTGATCTATATGGGAAGGCTTCAGCGTTTCTTTTCCCTTCATTGGGTGAAGGGTGGGGGTTGACGTTGACTGAAGCGATGGCGACAGGATTGCCATGTATATCAACGGACAAGACAGGCTGTGCGGATTATTTTGATAAGAGTGTCGGCTATGTGATCAAGACAGATGTCGGAAGTCTTGGGGCTTTACCTAATTATGGTCTTGATGATTGTCGTGCGTATATTCCAGACACACAGAATTTCTTTGATCAGATGATGAGGGTTGTTACTCATTATGGTGAAGCGTTGAAAAAAGGAAGGCAAGCAAGCTATCGAATGAGAACGAAGTTCACTTGGGAACGATCTGGGCTGAGATTGGCTCAAATTTTAACTGACATTTATGAAAAAGAGGGTATGGATGAAAAGATTTCTTCTGGCTTTGGGCTTCGTTTTAATTCTAACAAGTCCATCGTTTAGCCAACAGTACACTTGGCGTTATCAATCAGATGCGGATTGCGATTCTAAAACGAATGGTAAGTTCGCAGATTTATGTTATCAGACAACTGATGAAAGTCTTTGGAAGTGTGTGCCTGATGATTCTACTTGTGATACAGCGAGTGAATGGAAACAGGTGTCGGGTGCTTTTGTTGAGTCAGATCCGATATGGATCTCAGAGAAGTCAGGATATTATACGAGTGTCGAGATTGACAATGCTCTTTATTTGCAAGAAGTCCCATGGGCTGAAGGTACTGAACTAAACATGACTGGTATCAACTGGGATGATTTCGTTCGTGATGGTGACATCGCTGAAGTCGATTGGTCAGAGGGTACTGAAGTCAACATGACAGGAATTAATTGGGACGATTTTCTCAGGGATGAAGTTGATCCTATTTGGGAGTCAGAGAAAGCAAACTATTACACAGCAACCGAGATCGATGCGGCTCTTTATATTCAAACCGAGTTAGACCCTGTATGGGAAGCCGAAAAGAGCGGATACTACACAGCGACGGAGATCGATGATGCTCTATACCTTCAGAGTGAAACAGATCCAATATATTCTGCATGGGATAAGGACTATAATGATCTGACAAGCAAACCTGATCTAAGCGGGTATGCTGTATTATCCGGTGATGCAACTTTCGCTGCATTAACAGTAACAACAATCAATAGCGGTACGCTCTCAGGCAACAACTCAGGCGACCAAGACTTATCAGGTTACGCTGTTCTGTCTGGCGATGCAACTTTCGCAAATCTTAGTGCTACTGCAACAATCACGAAACTTAGTACAGCTACATCACCTACAGGGGGAACTATAACCACAGACGGTCTATACACAGTCCACACATTCCTTTCAGACGGAACATTTACGGCAACTGATTCTGCTGATGTAGAATATCTTGTTGTCGCTGGTGGTGGCGGAACAAGTGCATATTCTGGTGGTGGTGGTGCGGGTGGTTATAGAACTGCTACAGGATTTGGCGTAACTGCTCAGGCGTATCCAATAACTATTGGTGCTGGGGGCGATGGAGATTTATCTACACCGACCCAAGGGGAAGATAGTGTTTTCAGTACAATAACATCATTAGGCGGTGGTCTTGCTTCAGGAAATTCCGAGTATTCAGGAGCTGGTGGTGGTTCTGGTGGTGGTGCTGGTTCTGGTGGAAATGTATGGTCAGGTGGAAGCGGTGTAGTAGGTCAAGGAAATAACGGTGGAGCTAATTCTAATATAGCAAGTGGGTATGCCTCAGGTGGTGGAGGCGGGGCAAGTGCGGTTGGAGTTAATGGAACTACAAATGTCGCAGGAGCAGGCGGAGCAGGTACATCTTCATCTATTTCAGGTTCTTCTGTCACTTACGCTGGTGGTGGTGGTGGAGGAACTAGAGTTGGAACGGCTGGTGCAGGAGGAGTAGGTGGTGGTGGTGCTGGTAGCGTTGGGTCGGCACCTGCGACAAATGGAACACCGAATACT